CGGAGTGGTCTACCCTTCGCTGAGGTGGGCCGAGCAAGGGACTCCTGGAATGTGTGGCGAGCCGATTACCGCGATGATCGGTTCGAACGCTGTTCTGGTCGGTGTGGTGTCGTATGGAGTGACCGGGAAGGCCCTGACGGGATGCACGCTCCTCAGCAAGCAGTGGGTCGACGCCGCTCTGGCGAAGCGAGCGTATCCCATTGTCGGCGGCCTTGTCGTGGAGTTCCCGGGCTCCGACCTCGAGAACGAGCTCCAGCCTCTCTCGGCTCGGTCGGAGTTCAGGAACGTCGCCTGCGCGAGCCTGATTCCGATCGGCACGCTCCGCGGTGGGTGCGCGACTTTCAAGACCGCTCTTCGTCCTACTCCCTGCAAGCCCTTCTTCGAGGGGCTGCTCACCGAGCCCTACGTCCCTCCTGCTCGCGTGAAGGGATTGTTTGATGGTGAGTGGCACTCTGACCTCATCAACTCGTGCAAGAACATGAACATGACGTGCGACCTCAAGGAGAGCGAAATCGAAGAGGCGAACCGGCACTTTGTCGACTCTGCGTGCCCCAGCGACTTCATCAAGACCGCTGGGATCAAGCTCTCGCCCCTCACGCTCGAGGAAGCTATCTTCGGCTGCGAGAAGCTAGGGATCGCTCGCATCGACTTTAAAACGTCGGTGGGTGCCTATCTTCGCGAGATGGGCATAACGAGCAAGTACGACATGTTCGCCACGGAAGGAGATGAGCTGCGATTCCGCGCCGAGGTCATGCGCAGGGTCAACGAGCTTAACGAAGACTTCAACAACGGGATCGTGCGCACCCCCTTCAGCGACCTCATCGACAAGGATGAACTCCGCAAGAAGGGCAAGATCGATAAGTGCCAGATACGCCTCTTTTGTGTGATGGACGCCGCGTGGAACATCTTCGTGCGCATGTATGTGATGCCCATCATCACGTATATGTTGCAGTTCCCCGAGAAGTCCGAGTGCTATGGAGGCATGAACGCTGGCTCTGCGCAGTGGAACGATCTCGCAGCGCGCCTGCAGCGCGGCAGGCCCGGCGGACCTGGGCGGAAGCATTTCGATGAGGACTTCTCGTCGTACGACTTTTCGCACGATTCCCCAGTCTTCGAGGCGGCAGCACGCGCGCACTTCATGATCGCCCTCCGCCTCGGTTACTGCCTAGCCGCCGCGCAGATGGTGTACCTCATCTTCGCATCGCTCAAGTGGCAGACGTGCCGGTACATGCGCGACATCGCCATCAAGCTGAAAGGTA